TGTAGATAACCGTACGTCTTTCGAACTTTCTAATGGTTCAACGATTAAAGCTGCTTCAACTTCGGGCGATGCAGGTCGTTCTGAAGCACTGTCGTTGTTAGTTCTTGACGAGGCCGCCCACATTGAGGGACTTGAAGAACTTTGGACTGGTCTATATCCAACACTATCGACTGGTGGTCGGTGTATCGCGCTCTCAACTCCTAATGGCGTTGGGAACTGGTTTCATAAAACGTGCGTCGATGCCGATACCGGCGCCAATAACTTTCATTTAACTACGCTTCCATGGGATGTGCATCCCGATCGTGATCAAGAGTGGTTTAAGAAAGAAACCAAAAATATGTCCAAGAGACAAATTGCCCAGGAGTTGGAGTGTAATTTCAATACTTCTGGGGAGACTGTTATTGATTCCGAAGACATGGAATGGTTATTATCTAATGTTCGCGAACCAAAATATCGTACAGGGTTTGATCGCAATTTTTGGATCTGGGAAGAGTTTGATCCTACTTGTAATTATCTCATATCTGTTGATGTGTCTAGGGGCGATGGCGCTGATTTCTCAACGTTTCACATTGTTAAATTAGAAACTCTAGAGGTCATCGGTGAATACCAAGGCAAACTTACTCCTGATTTGTTCGCAACGATGTTAAATCAAATTGGTCGAGAGTTCGGCGATGCTATGATGGTAGTTGAAAACAACAATATCGGATACACGGTATTAGACAAACTCACAGAGTTCGGTTATCCCAACCTTTACTTTTCTATTAAATCTACACATGAATATGTTGAGCAGCATGTAGCAGAATATAATACATCAGCTGTCGCAGGATTTACAACTTCTATGAAAACGCGCCCTTTGATTGTTGCGAAATTAGAGGAGTTTATAAGAAATAAACTAATTAAGGTATATTCTTCGCGCACCGTGAATGAATTTAAGACGTTTATTTGGAGATCCGGAAAACCCCAAGCGATGAAAAGCTATAACGATGATTTGATCATAGCTTTAGCAATTGCCTGTTGGGTAAGAGACACAGCTATTCAGACAAATGCTCGCAATTTAAATTATCAAAAGGCCTTTGTTGATGCAATTTACACGGTTAAAACTACCATGAATACACAGATAAGAGGACAAACTGGCTACAAACCCAATAACACAACTGATATACTGTCTGAAGCAAAGTCTTATTGGGATGAATATAAGTGGATTATAAAGTGAGGAATATAAATTAATGGCACAACGAAACAGAAACCAAGGAAACAACCCTGCAAACAGGGATAATAATTTATTCAAAGCCCTTACGAGGTTATTCTCTGGTCCGATTATCAATTATCGTTCACAGACCGGCCGCCGCATTCGGCGCCAGCATTTAGATAAGTTTGGAACGCGCTTTAAGACTGCCTCGGGACAACAGTTCAAGAAGGCACAATATAATCCACTTGACACAATCGCCACAAACGCTATACAGAATCAACGGCGATCCGAGCGCTATGTAGATTTTGATCAAATGGAGTATATGCCAGAGATTGCTTCGACAATGGACATCTACGCAGACGAGATGACAACTTATTCAGAATTGCGTCCGATGCTTAATGTAAAATCTGGCAACGAAGAAATCAAAGCAGTCTTAACAACGCTTTACGAACAAATTCTTAATGTTCAGTATAACTTATTCGGCTGGTCACGTACAATGTGCAAGTATGGCGACTTCTTTTTATATCTCGATATTGATGATAATTTTGGTGTGAAATCAGTTATTGCTCTTCCTCCAATGGAAGTTGAGAGACTTGAAGGACAAGACTCCACTAATCCTAATTATGTCCAGTATCAATGGAATTCAGCCGGCATGACCTTTGAAAATTGGCAAGTCGCCCACTTCCGTATTCTTGGCAATGATAAGTATGCCCCATACGGAACTTCCATTCTTGAGCCTTCTCGTAGAATCTGGCGCCAACTTACGCTTATGGAAGATGCGATGATGGCCTATCGTGTTATTCGCTCATCGGAACGCCGAGTATTTAAAATTGATGTTGGCGCCGTACCGCCAAACGAAGTTGAACAATTCATGCAGAAGACCGTATCGCAACTTAAACGACACTCTGTCGTTGATGCCAAGACCGGTCGCATTGACCTTCGCTATAATCCGATGGCTGTCGAGGAAGATTATTTTATCCCTGTTCGAGCAGGTTCAGTAACAGATATTCAGAACCTCGCCGGCGGTGCTAACACTACTCAAATCGACGATATTAAATATCTTAGAGATAAGCTCTTTTCTGCTCTTAAAATCCCTCAATCTTATCTTGCAATGGGTGAGGGTGCAGCAGAAGACAAAGCCACTTTAGCACAAAAGGATATCCGTTTTGCGAGAACAATACAAAGGTTACAACGCGTCATTATCTCCGAGCTAGAAAAGATCGGTATTATTCATCTTTACACTCTTGGCTTCCGCGGCGATGACCTTATTGGTTTCTCCCTATCTCTTAACAACCCATCAAAGATCGCCGAACTTCAAGAACTTGAACATTGGAAACAGAAGTTTGATATTGCGGGATCTGCGACAGAGGGCTATTTCTCACGCCGTTGGGTTGCAGAACATATCTTTAATATGTCTAACGAGGAGTTTGTACGTAACCAGCGCGAGATGTATTATGACCGCACTCACGATGCCGAACTTCAACAGGTGGCTGAAACAGCCGCTGCTGCTGGTGCCGGCGGACTCGGTGGTGGAGACCTTGGTGGAGACCTTGGTGGAGACCTTGGCGGAGACCTTGATCTTGGTGGAGACCTAGGCGGAGATCTTGGAGGTGGACCTGAAGAGATGCCCGCCGGAGATGCCGCAGCAGGAGATGCCGCAGCAGAGTCTGCTCTATTGGCGGTACCTCCCGGCTCACGCGATGTTCATACTTATGCGGGAGGCGCAAAGTATAATCCGGTTAAGACAGACAAACGCCCGGCAGGCGCCAGAAGGCGCTCAATAGCCGCGGCCGGCTCTAAAGAAAAGAGTAGTTCGACACTTCGAAACACCTTTCCTGGTATGACAGATCTTAACACCCTAACAGGAATGCACGGTTTAGCAAGTCTTTATGAGCGAGATCAATCTATTTATAAATTGAAAGAGAAATCAGAAGAGGATAAATTATTCGAACTCAATGATTCTATTCGATCTCTGATCGAGGGTCTCGAAGAGAAAGAAATATTAACGGAGCAACAAGATGAAGATAAAACACAACAAAAAGCGTAATACAGCATTCGTGTTTGAAGCACTTATACGCGAAGCGACTGTGGCAATCATAAAAGAAAGCCATGGTACTAAAGAGAAAGTTGTTTCAATTATTAAAAAGCATTTTGTTCCAGGGTCTGTATTATACAGAGACCTCCAAAACTATCGGTCTCTGTATGAGAACCAAAATCTCCGGAGAGACATAGCAGAGAAGATCGTAAAAGAAGCAAAACTCGCTAGCCGTTCGTTAGATACAGAAGGCTTATTTTTAAGCCAAAGTAAACTTATCGCAGATGTTAACAAGGAGTTGACACCAGCAGTATTTAATAATTTTGTTCCCAACTATAAAACTCTGGCGTCCATAGCACAAATGTTTTCCGATAAACCATCGCCCAAAAGCACAGTTATCCTTGAAAATAATATTATCGAAAACATGACATTATCAGAGACCAAACAAGAGACAATGGAACCTATTGACAATCTGATCATGACCTCTTTTGTCAAGAGATTTAACGAGAAATACAAGGACGAATTATTAGAGAATCAAAAGACCCTCCTGGGTCACTACATTACCTCCTTTGCTGATAATGGTATACAACTTAAAACGTTTTTAAATACAGAAATTGCTTCTTTGAAAGAGGCACTTGTATTGTCTTTAAAAGACAAGCTAACAACTAGCGACAAAGAATTGGTGTCAAAGACAGAGCAGGTAATTGAGAAGCTGGATGCCTATCGTACACACGGGGTAGAAGAAGGGGTCATATTTTCTATACTAAAAACACAGGCGCTTGTAAAGGAAATCAATAACAATGGCAATTAAGATCATAATCAAGAAAGGAGAAGAATCTTCAATAGTTAGACTCGAGATGAATGTCCGCAAGGCTCTTAACGGAGATCTGATGATTTTTGATCATGGAGATATCGATATAGTTTTATCTCCTACTACAAATAAAGTTTTAGCCTTCCCTAAAGAATCTTTAAACGATTTGGTGTATGGCGCCCAAAACCGATTGTTCACGTTTTTATATAAGCGCGGCATTGTTCTCCCGGAATCCATCCAGACAGGCGCCTTCTTCGGCGCATTAGTGGCGGATTTGCAGACTCCCTTTAAAGAGGGGATCGAGTCTGCTCAATTGGCTCTCGTAAACATTTCTAGCTTTATTGATGAAGAGCGTCCATACTTTGAAGCTACCGAAGCAATCATTGCAATGGATGATGAAGCAATAACCCATCCTGACAAGACTGACTCCACAGAGCTTGGAGAGGTACCTCAACGCGATGAGCAAGGATCTATCCGCCCCGGGTTTATAAGAAGCCCATATGCACTCAATTATCTGTATACAGTATAGGGGACTCTTATGTCTGAAATGAAATTGATAATGGAAAGCTGGGAAAGCTTCATAACTGAAACCGCGGAGGAAGAAGAAGCTGCTCAAGGAACGACGTGGCGCACCTTAAAAAATTCTATTGAAGCTGCCAAAGAAATGGCAGCCGGCGAAGTAACAGCAGAACGCAAAAAAGAATTACTGAAGATATTAGGTGGTGTTGGGTTCACGCTAGCTG